AAAGAAGACTTAGAGGCTTTAAAAGCTGAACTTCCAGTCTCCAAATGGGAAGCGCAGTACCAACAAAACCCCACAGGCAACGAAAACGCCATCATTAAGCGTGACATGTGGCAGATTTGGGATGATGAACGCCCACCAAACTGCGAATACCTCATCCAGTCATGGGATACAGCCTTTGAGAAGAACAACCGCGCAGACTATTCAGCTTGTACAACGTGGGGAGTGTTTAAACATCCCGACAAGAACGGGGATATGAAGTCAAACATCATCTGTTTAGACTCATTCAAGAAGCGTATGGAGTTTCCAGAGTTAAAACAAAAGGCTATGGAGATGTGGAAGGAATGGAACCCAGACACGTTGATTATTGAGAAGAAAGCGGCTGGTGCTCCTCTCCTGTATGAACTACGCAGAATGGGAATTCCTCTACAGGAGTTCACACCAAGCAAAGGAAACGATAAGATAGCGCGTGTAAACGCTATTTCTGACCTGTTTGCGTCTGGCGTTGTCTGGTGCCCGACAAATCGGTGGGCAGATGAGTTGATGGAAGAGCTTGCCTCATTCCCCAACGGAGACCATGACGACTTGGTTGACTCAACCTCGCAGGCCTTAATTCGTTACAGACAAGGTGGGTTCATTCAGATTGAATCTGATGAGCCTGATGATGTTCAATACTTCAGAAGCCGCCGACAAGAACGGTACTACACTGTTTAATATTTAAGGATTACATATGGCAACAAGTTCAATAGAAAAAAGTTTATATGCCGCGCCCGAGGGTATGCCTATGGGTCCAGATATTGAAATTGAGATAGAAGACCCCGAGGCGGTACATATTTCTATGGACGGTCTAGAGATAGACATGGAGTCTAAAGAACCTACCGCAGAAGACTTTGATGCCAATCTGGCTGATTTTATTGATGACAACGTCCTATCCGCTATAAGTTCTGACCTTCTAGATGATTTTGAAAAAGACCAAGGCGACCGCAAAGATTGGGTTCAGACGTATGTAGATGGCTTGAAGTTGTTAGGCCTAAAGTACGAAGAACGCACAGAACCTTGGCAAGGAGCCTGCGGTGTATTCCATCCCATGCTCACGGAGTCCGTTGTAAGGTTTCAAGCCGAAGGCATCATGGAGACATTCCCTGCGGCTGGCCCAGTCAAAACGCAGATTATTGGCAAAGAGACGCATGAGAAGGAAGAATCCTCTGTCCGTGTCCAGCAGGACATGAACTACCAGTTAACGGAAGTGATGACGGAGTACCGTCCAGAGCATGAGAAGCTCCTTTGGTCGCTTCCTATAACGGGAAGTGCATTCAAGAAGGTCTACTTTGACCCTAGTAAAGGCCGTCAAGTTGCTGTCTTTATCCCAGCAGAAGACATCGTCGTGCCTTACGGCGCATCCTCAATTGAAGACTCAGAGCGTGTAACTCACGTTATGCGCAAAACCAAGAACGAGGTTCTTAAACTTCAAGAAGCTGGTTTTTATAGGGATGTTGAGTTAGGTGACCCATCCTATGAGTTGGACGATATTGAGAAGCAAAAAGCCGAAGAACAAGGCATGTCGGCTATCCAAGACGACCGATTCCGCATCCTTGAGATGCATGTCAACCTAGACATTAAGGGTTTTGAGCATACCAACGAGGACGATGAGGAGACGGGAATTGCGTTACCCTACGTCGTAACCATTGAAAAAGGCACAGGAGAAATCCTAGCCATCAGAAGGAACTGGTATGAAGACGACATCCTCAACATCAAGCGCCAGCACTTTGTCCACTACCAATACATCCCCGGTTTTGGATTCTACGGATATGGTCTCATACACCTTATCGGTGGATATGCTAAATCAGCAACGATGCTTATCCGCCAACTTGTTGACGCGGGCACTCTATCTAATCTCCCCGGAGGACTTAAATCTCGAGGACTACGGATTAAAGGGGACGACACCCCCATCCAACCCGGAGAGTTCAGAGACGTAGATGTTCCTTCCGGCAGTATCCGTGACAACATCCTGCCTCTGCCTTACAAAGAACCATCACAGGTTCTATTTGCCCTCTTCCAAAACATCGTAGAAGAAGGCAGGTCTTTTGCCTCGTCAGGAGATATGAACGTCTCCGACATGAGCGCTAATGCTCCTGTAGGAACAACATTAGCCCTTTTAGAGCGCACCCTAAAGGTAATGGGCGCGGTTCAAAGCCGTATGCATTACTCCATGCGCCAAGAGTTCAAGCTCTTAAAGGTCATCATTGCTGACTACACGCCCGAGGAATACGACTACGAGCCTACAGAGGGAAGCCGTGCGGCTAAGAAGTCAGACTACGAAGATGTAGATGTTATTCCTGTATCAGACCCTAACGCAGCCACTATGGCTCAGAAGATTGTCCAGTATCAGGCTGTGCTTCAGTTGGCTCAGACTGCACCTCAAATCTATAACATGCCTCTCTTACATCGCCAGATGATTGATGTTTTAGGGGTTAAAAACGCTAACAAACTAGTTCCCACTGAGGATGATGAGATTCCAACAGACCCCATACAGGAGAACCAAGACCTTCTAACGGGTAAGCCTGTCAAGGCGTTTATGGAACAAGACCATAAGGCACACATTCAAGTGCATCAATTAGCTATGCAAGACCCGAAGATTATGCAGTTAGTGGGTCAAAACCCACGCGCTCAGATGATTCAGGCCGCAATGATGGCGCATTTAAACGAGCACATTGGATTTGAGTACCGCCGCCAGATTCAGGAAAAAATGGGATTGGCACTGCCTACAGAGGAACAAAACAAGAAAGTTTCTCCAGAGTTGGCAAACCAAATCGCCCAAATTGCCGCACAGGCCGCCCAAGAGTTGTTCCAACAAAACAGCGCAGAAGCAAAACAAATGGCTGCTCAACAGCAAATGCAAGACCCAGTTGTACAGATGCAACAACAAGAACTCCAAATCCGTATGGAAGACTTGAAGTTGAAAGCACAAAAACAGCAGATAGATGCTGCACAGAAGGCTGACCAAATTCGTGTGGAAGAGTCACGAATTGAAGCCCAGAAAGAAATCGCAGCAATGCAAGTTGCCGCGCAATCCGCTGCCAAACGCGACCAGTTGGACAAACAACAACAAATCGAAGGCACGCGCATGGGGTTAGAAATCGCAAAGAACAGGTTCCAAGCGATGCAAAACAGGAACAAACCTTCTAAGGAGAAGAATTGAACCCTGACAAACTTCTGACGTACGTAGTTACAGAAATACAAAAACTACGCGAGGACCAAGCCGTCTTTCTCAATGGAGGCGGTGCAAAAGATTTTGCCGAATATCGGCATGTCTGCGGGATTATTCGGGGTCTAACCCACGCAGAAACCATTGTCAAAGACCTTGCAAAACGAATGGAGTACTCTGATGAGTGAATTTGATGTGTCCGCTGTAAATTTGTCTGGCATTCTTAACCAAAGCGCAGAAGAAAAAGCCAAACAACTGCCAGACCCCGCTGACTATATGGTGCTATGCGTAGTGCCAGAAGCAATGGAAGAGTACGCAGATAGCGAGATTGGTATTGTTAAATCTAGCCAGTCAAAATACTACGAAGAAATACTTACACCAGTTCTATTTGTAATCAAGCTAGGCCCAACGGCCTACCAAGACAAAACGAGGTTCCCAAGTGGTCCTCGCTGTAAACCCGGTGACTTTGTCATCGTGCGCCCCAATTCAGGAACTCGCCTGAAGATACATGGTCGTGAATTCAGAATCATTAACGATGATTCAGTTGAAGCCACCGTGCAAGACCCACGCGGAATTTCCCGCGCAGCCTAAGGAGCATTTATGCCGTTACCAAAGTTTGAGGGCGAGGAGTACCAACTTCCCGAACCCGAAGATACAAAGCCTATACAGGGCGAACTCGATATAGAAATTGAGGATGACACCCCTCCAGAAGACAAAGTTAAATCAACTGGAGAGGTAGAGGATGCTGATGACGAAGAGTTGTCGTCGTACTCTAAAGGCGTTCAAAGTCGTATTCACAAGATGACCCTTGCGAAGAACAATGAGCGCCGCGCCAAAGATGAAGCTATACGGGAACGCGAAGCGGCTGAAACATTCGCTAAACAGGTGTATGAGGAAAATAAACGTCTTAAATCGCAGCTTGAAGAAGGCAGCAAGATTTTTATTGACCAGAATAAAAACACCGCTCAAATGGAGATTGACACCGCCAAAAAGCGGTTTAAACAAGCATTTGAGACAGGCGATTCAGACGAGCTAACTTCTGCACAGGAGGCTTTGGCAAAGGCAACATTACGCCTTGATAAGGCTGAAACCATGCGTCCTATTGAATCTCCAGAGATTCCATATGAACAACCCCAGCAAAACCGCCTTGCTCCATCCACCCAAGAGTGGGTAGACAACAACAGCGACTGGTGGGGAAAAGACGAAGAAATGACTATGTCTGCAATGGGACTTGACAAAAAGTTACAGAAGCAGTATGGTTCTGAATACGTAGGTACTCCTGAGTACTTCAAAACCATCGATAAAACGATGCGCAAAAGATTCCCTGAGCATTTTAATGCTGAGGAAGAGGAAGACGACCAGCCTCCACAAAAGAAGTCGCAAACGGATGATGAAGATACTTCACGCCGCACAAAACCCGCTTCGGTTGTAGCACCAGCTACCCGCAGCACTCCGCCTAATCGCGTCAAATTGAAGGCATCAGAAGCGACAATCGCCCGTCGTCTTGGGGTGCCTATTGAGGAATACGCTAGACAGGTCGCATTACTTAGAAGAGGGAATGAATAATGGAAAAGCAAAACCGCGCAACCCGCGAAACCGAGACCCGCGCTGTAGACCAAAGGCCAACAGCATGGAGACCGCCTGAATCTTTACCATCTCCCGACGACCGGGAAGGTTGGACACATCGCTGGATTCGTACCGGCATTTTGGGTGCAACTGACCCGGGGAACATTTCTTCTAAGTTACGTGAAGGATACGAACCCTGTAAAGGGGATGAATATCCTGAACTGATGATGCACGCTTCTACCGAAGGTCGCTTTAAAGGCAACATTGAGGTAGGAGGACTGATGTTATGCCGTATTCCTGCTGAGTTTATGAAGCAACGCGATGCACACTTCGCCAAGCAAAATAAAGCTCAAATGGATTCCGTTGATAACACTTTTATGAAAGACAACGACCCAAGAATGCCACTTTTCAAAGAAAGTGCGTCAAAGGTTACTTTTGGTTCTGGTTCTTAATTTTTTAAAGGAGTCTTAAATGGCTTATCCCGCTGTCAACGCGCCTTACGGGCTGTTGCCGCAGAACCTAATTGGTGGTCAAGTATTTGCGGGTTCTACCCGTATGTACAACATCCAGTACGGTTATGCGACCGACATCTTTTACGGTGATTTCGTCGTACTATCGCGTGGTAATGTAACTCGTGCCTCAGTTTCTACTGGCACTGGTTTAAACCAAACGGTTGGTATTTTCTTGGGATGTA